TGATCGACGAACTGTTGGAAAACAGCCTTGAGCTCGACAGGAAGGATAGTTTCTTCAACAGTTTTAGGACGATACTTCTCAACCCAGAGAAATTCTTCAAGCATCACATTACCTCATCACTAAAACAATAAATTGGAAGAGTCAACACATAACTACCCCAAGTTGAATCGCCATTAAAACGATACCAACAATCTTTGCATTGTTTACGTCGTTGTTCGTTATGTTTTCGCTTAGATGCAGATTCAATATGAAATTCAGTTACTAGCTTTTCTTCAGAACAAGTATTACATTGTTTGGTAGCCAATGCAGTACCAAACAATGTACTCACTACCAATCCAGCTGGTTCTATCTTTTTAGACATCACATTACCTCATCATAAAAGTGGGAGGAACTATAATAGCCCCTCCCGAGTAAAAAGTCAACCTTTAATTGTAGGTTGAATTTGCTTCAACTGCAATCCAGTACTCAATACCATCTCCCTTAAAATGAGAAATGCCCTTCGAGCAAATTTCGACTTCATAATCACCAGGAATTACCTTGATATTTTCAGCCTTGAACAAAGCACGAAATGTCTTATCAGTAGTACCGATAGCAATAGAAAATGTATCGCTCGTTACGTTCTTAGAATCGACAGCCTGGAGATAAATGTTAGTACCATCACCAGTAACAGCAATTTCAGGCACATCAAGAATACCAAGCTGCTTCTGAACAGTACGAAGTGCTAGTGTAGTAATCTTACAAGTTGCATCGATTGTGGGAAGATTGATCGCCTTCTCAGGAGGAACCTTGATACCTGACTCATCAGCATAAGCCAAACGAGTGCTTTCTGACTTGTCAGTTTCCTTGATAACAACATTACTGTCATTAAAAGTAAGTTCTGCCTTTTCATAAGAGGTGACAGAATTAATAAACCGACCAAGGTTATACATAGCGAAACGCTTTTCGAATGTATCAGGTACAGTTGCCTTAGCAACAATTGTCTTACCAGTTGAGATAGTGGTAAGAACATTACCTTCCTTCACGACGAGAGAAGGATTGATAGAGTAAAAGTTCTTGAGGATTTCGATAGTCTTCGCATTCAAATTCATAATATATTATTCTCCAGTAACTACAAATGGGGGTTTCGCATTCTTCATAATTTCAAAGATTTGACTTGGAGTTTCCTTACAAGACATAATCTTCCCACTCTTCAAAACCAATGCTGTAACGTTAGGACGATCGTCGTTCATTGTAATCAACATAGAAGGCGGACGATTATAACGTTCCATCACTGTAATTTCACAATCATCAATCCAGAACTCATAATTAGGTTCTGGATGTGTAAGTTGAATCAACATATTATATTACCTCACTTCTTCTTTTTGCCACCAAGAGCACTAGGATCAGCAGTTGCCGCTGCACCAATAGATGCAAGATCTGCCAACGAACCACCAAAGATGTAAGAGCCAACATGCTGCATCTTCATCCAAGGACAGAACCAAGTCTTGAGACCAATAGCCTGAACCTTCTGACAAAACCAATAATCTTCTGAAAGATAACGCTTAGAAACAGGATCAATCTCAGCCTGGAAATACTGAAGGATTTCACGAGAACCATCAAAAGCTTCAGTACGAACATGATCAGGCTTATAACTAAACTCAGGATAGCTTTCTGCAAACTTCTTCAAAGCTTGCTTCGTTACCATCATAAAACCAGTACCAATCTCAAGAACTTCGACTGGCTCTCCAAGAGGAATAGAGCCTGTGCCATTCTTTGGATTGAACACATAATCACCAACAAACTTCTCAAGTACATTGGGATCTTCATCAGCCATACCCTTATCAACAGCAAGCTTGATCTTTTCCCAGCTGATGCACTTCTTAGGATAAGGACCACCAATGACGTCATACTTGTCTGGATCTTGTGCTTGAAGAGCCATAAGAGCAACAACATCTTGAGGATTGAAACCAATGTCTGAGTCAATAAACATCATATGCTCAGCATCAGAACGCATAAACTCATCAACACAATAGTTACGAGCACGAGTAATCAATGACTCGTTGAACAAGTAGTAGTACTGAAGAGGAATACCATACTGCGTGCAAATAGCAGACAAGTCAGCAGTAGACTTAGCAAACATACCAGCGCACATACCGCCGTACATTGGAGTTGCAACAAAAAGCTTGCGTTCGCGAAGCATTTCGATGGGTATATTAATTTCCATTATTTAACATCCTTATAGTGGTCATTATACAAACACAGTAGCGTGTAATGTAAGGTCTTCATCAAATCATCTTTATTGTTGCCATTCTTCTTACCATAACGCCAAAGATACTTTAGAGCTGTGTTACGGAAAGTGGGAGTAGCTTCCCCAAGAGCAATCCACGCATCGAAACACTGTACATCATTTTCTGTCATGTAATGTGCGTCGTACGTCTTATCTATATAGTCAACAAAATCAGCAATAATTTTGTTTTCAGCATACTTATACGAATTTTTACCAACCAACTCAATTTCTCCATACGATGCGGTAACAGAAGTAGGTTCTAGTTTTTCTTCTCCGCCATACACAACCTTAATATCATCCATTATAACCTCCTCAATATTCTATAGGATCTTGCATACCTTTTTTCCAAAAGTAGTACTGAACATTAGGAGCAAGTTCTTTCATAATCTTCAGCACTGGTTTGTTATCTTCATAATGAATTTGAACATTTTCTTTGATCATAATATTAGCTTTGAAAGTAGCTGCGTTTAAAACAGACCTCGAAGTTTCAAGCAAGTATAAATCTACTACACGGTTTGGATAATAATTATCTAACCATCCTTTAGTAGCAGCATAAACTTCGCCTTCATTCTTGCGAGCTGATACTGCAATAAAATATGGATCTTTTGGAACTAGTAGAGGAGTAGCATTGCGATACCACTCTACCAGAAACCTTTTTCTATCAGAGCGTTCATACTTGTTCATTCGTCCCCACTTCTTTTCAGAAAGTGGTGGACCTTCAGCTAGAACGCCATCAATATCATATGATACTATCATTCTCTCACTTTGTCAAGTTGTTTTTGCCAAATAGCTTGCCTTTCTTCAACAGAAAGAAGAATAAACTTTTCTATATCGACGTAGTTGTTAACAGGATAGCCCCAATCAAGGCCACTGTTACCAGGAGGAACCAGAACAGGAATTCCAGCATATAACGCATGATAGGCACGACCTGTATGCCATCCAGTTTCTTTATGTTTCTTGTCATAGATAGCCAAACAACCATAGTAGTTACGATAAAACCTTCGACGATCCTTTTGTTGAGGAACATCTACTGGTGTAATATCAGGATAATCTTCCCACTCTTTTACTTTACCAGCAATTCTAAGATAAGGAGATTTAGTAAATTCTTTGAAATAAGCAGCACGACCCTGATTGCGTCCAATATAAACAACTTTTGGAATAAACCCAGGACTGAACGAATCTGCTTCCATATACTTATCCATTGCAACATGCATAAATCCAACACCTTCTGGTGCTTTCAATGCACGAAGAGTTTCGTCAGCGTTTACTGCATTAGCAAGGATAGTCCAGCGCTCCCAGTCTTCATTCTCAACCATGTTCCAAAGAAACGAAAGATCTGGATCGTCGCAAACAAACCAAACAAATCCTGAATGGTTTTTAAGATAATTGATAGTTACTTCCCAATCCTTGCCATAAAACTGAAGATTGGTTCCACCAAATTCATAGCAGAGAATATCAAAATATTCATCCTGTTTATCAAGACCTTCATCTTTGGTTGCAGTAGTAGTATTTGAAAGAAGAACAATTCGATGGCCATCAGCGAAGAACTTCTTGAACAGGGCGATACGCTTATCTACCCAAGCACCACGAATACCATCTTCATTGTTGGTGAGACCAATCTTACCAGCTACCCTTCGGTAGCCGATAATTGATCCAGTGTTACGATTGTTGGCTTCATGAAACCAATCAAGATCAGAAGGTTCATCAAAAAAAGAATGTAAACTCAAAAGAATCCCTCCAAAGAAGAAGTTGTTTCCTTAGCATAAGGATCAGTCATATTATGCTTCGCCATATAATCATACCACTCTTGTTCTTCCCACATACCAGCTGACACACCGTTCCAAAGAGTACGCTGGAGAGGATGATCTTTATTAAGACGACGCTCATCAATATATTGCTTGCGAAGATTTTCGTAATCCCACGACTTCAACTCAGTCATCTTCTCACGGAAGTAAGCAACAATCGTCATACGGTCATTATCATCGCCAATAAGCTCGTCGTTACCGTGGATTCCTTCATGATTGTTTACAAGAAGCATATCACCAGGCTGGAGATTAATAGCAATGCGGTACTCAGGTAAAATAAACTGACCGCCTCGCCATCCCTTACCCTCTGGACCAGTAACGCCACAAATGTTACTGAAGCCAGTAGTAAGATCGCCCGCATCTCTGTGACATGCAGTACGCCAGTTGTGGTTAACAGTAAGAGTAGTGAAGACAGTGCCATCAATACGAAATCGAGGATCAAGTGTGTTTGCCTGTTCATTTTGAGCCTTCCATCTATTAGGAATCAGTTCCTTAAACTGAATGTTGAGCTTTTGAAGATATGGATAACAAAGAGCAAATTTCTCACGATTCTTTTCTGTATAAGATGTTTCACGACCATAAGGAATGCGAGGATAACGATCAAAATATCCAGCAATACCAGACATAACTGACTGAGCATAGTTAGTGTCAGAAATATAGTTCTTAACTATAAAGATAGCATCATGAATTTGCTGTTCGCGAGGCATTTTCTCAGCACCAGCAAGCCATTTATCAAACCAGCCATGATACTCAGGATAAAGCTTTGTTACCTCTGAACGAAGCCAAACCTGACCACGTGTTTCTTCTTTAGAACCACGCTTATGACTTTCTTTAATTGTTTCAACCGTAGTACCATCATCAATCGTGTTAAGTGGGCGAGAAAGATGTTGAAGAATTTCTAGTTGCTCAGCTGTAACCCAATCGCGATTACCACGATTTTCTTGACCAAGTTGTTCGCCACGAGGACCAGCCGCCATACCACGATTTTGAGATTCAGTTGCAGCTTCGCGAAGACCAGCATAAGCTGCGTCTTGCTCTTCTTTAGTAAATACATTTTTGCGAAACTTAAAGATGATATTACTCTCATCATTAATTCCTGTTTGATTCCAAGCGTAAAGATCGCAATCAGAATCAATCACACGATCATAATAATCTTTACTAATGAAAGTACCAAGAATTTCATCTGAATTAATTTTCTTTCTAATTAAAACTTCAACCATTATGTTCCTCCAAAATTCGCTTAATATCAGGAGCCGACCAACCTTCTGGCTTTTGTACCTTACCGTCTTCTCGACGAATTACTTTCCCATCAACAAGCTTTGCCATATTGCTTCGATGCACCTCAGTAAAAACATCGTCGAGAGGAATACCATAAGAAACGGCAGTGCCACAAGCAATGTAAATAATATCAGCAATTGCATCAGCAACTTCGACAAGATCATTGAAAGACTCACCATCCATATATTCTCGAACTTCTTCTCTAAGAAGTTTGACTCTAAGCTTCCGTTCATCCTCAGAAGGAAACTCTGGCTTCTCGCCGATACGCTGACCAAACGCCTGATGAAATTCTTTAACGTCTGTAAAATAACTCATTTTGGCCTCTTTAATTTTCTATTTGTAGGGGGTACTTTATTAATTTCTTTACCTAGTTTTAAATAATCTTCAATCAAATTGTCTATCGGTCCAATATCAGTTTCTACAAAATCTTCCCAAATTGGGTGATCCTTCTTACTGAAGAGATACATATGAGCTTCGTATGTATCTTTATCATTAGGATAAAGTGGGTCGAAAGTTATTTCGATTTCCTTTTCTTTTAAGCGATCAATTATATATTTTTTTGATCTTTTACTTACAAGAAGAAACGAATAAAAATCAGTAAATTTATCTAGACTAAGATCTTTTTGTGTTAGCCAATTTCTAGCGCCTATGGTATTTAAATCGGAAAGTTTATAATTCGTGGCAATATTTTGCCTTATAGAAACAGAAACGGTGTTAGAAACAGTTTTTCTATTAGACCACTTTCCCATCACTTATTTCCCATAAGACAAATTGCTTCACTACCACGAATAGGAATAAACGAACCACCAGCAGTAGTGCACTTATCCATCGATGCATAATACCTTTGATTTGTATCAGTAGTGCCAAAATAAATTGCAGTTAAAAAACCTAAAATTATTACTGTTGCGCAGGTCCATCCAATAAACCAGTCCCAGTCCCATTCCCAATTACGCATTGATCCACCTCGGAGGTTGTCTGTTAGTCCACTTGTGAAGATTTAACTTTCCTATTCTATAATAGTTTCGGTAATTTGTCAAGGGGTCATCTGAAATAATATACTCTTCTGCCATACAAGAAGGCATAGGAGTCCATTCCCAATCTTTAAGATTCTTGGGAGGAGACTGGAGCATATAAGAAATTTCACCATAACACTTGTGAGTTTTACCGTAACGATGAGTATACTCGCGCATCAATGCAAACATATGATCAACTAACCAATTATAGTTTTCTATTGAAGTTCGACACCACACAGCAGATGGATGATTGATATGTGTTGCCATATATATCACACCTTCGCGAGCATCTGGTAAAATCCAACGTTTAGCTTTACGACCTGTTTGCGTCTTGCCTTCAATCTCAATACCATCTAATACTCGATGTGCTGTCGAGAGCAACTGTGCGCTCTCGAGAATCATTTTAACAACATGTTTATCTACCATCCATTCGGCGGCTTCTACGGGGTCATGACTGACGTAAAAGATGTTCACTATACTCTCCAATAGGATTAACCTTAATAGCTGAGAAGTCGCCTCGTTTCCACTTCTTCATTGCCATTTCTCTATGATACCTGGTAGCACGTGAAAAGTAAAGCTTTCCTTCAAGATGATCAAGCTCGTGTTGAAAAATTCTTGCAGTCATTCCAATAAATGTTTCTGTTCGAGTATCACCATTTGGTGTTTGAAAACGAACACGAATATGCCTTGGACGCTTTACCTTTACGATCAATCCAGGAAATGAAAGACAACCTTCTTCTAGGATTATCTGTTCTGCAGATGGCTGAACAACTCTAGGATTAAAACATACAAAATTTTGAGGAGCGCCTCTCATAGCGAAAACTTTATATGGTACGCCTACTTGATTTGCAGCTAAACCAATTCCATTGTTATCATACATAAACTTTACAAGTTCATGAGAAAATTCAATCGGGTCGAATGGTGGTTCCTGAAAGTTGAACGGTAGACACTGGGTGATCAGAATCGGGTCGTTGTGCTTCACTAGTTCCATTTACTTTTTCCTTCAAGCTATATGTGCCATCTTCATTATCAATCCAAGACAATTCTGTTCCAATTACCCAACCAAGTTGGGCGCAAAGATCATCTGGAAGTGGTAGTATTAATTCACCTGTTTCTGGATTCAGTTCTAACTGAATAATCATTTTATATAAGTCCTGTTTAACATAGTATGGTTTTCGTCAGTTGGACCCCAATCACCATCTGGATGGTAAGCAATTACTCTCATACTCGAGTTTTCTGTTCTGAAACGATGTAGTTCGTGTTCTTCTAGACAAAAGAAAGTACCAGTTTTCAAAGGTATCGGCTTATCTGTATCTGAAATACCTTCACCATCGATGACGCAACCAATTCTAATACTAGGATGAGTATGAAATGATTGATTTATTTTGGTTGGAAAAAACAAATAATTCAATGTTGGATCACCAAGTCGTGGTGGATAAACCATTAATGAATCAGAGCAA